GAGAAAGAAGAACAAGCTCTTTCCGTGGGAAGTTTTTTGAGAGAGCAGATGGAGTTCTTGCTTACCTCCCCGATGATTTCTTTGCGGGGGGCTAACCTCAAGTTCGACTTGCTGTGGTTGTGGTATCGGGCTGGATTGGAGTGCTCCAATTTTCATCTAGACACTATGGTACTGGGTTCCCTGCTAGATGAAGATCGTGGTAACAGTCTTAATCTGCACACCAAGGTGTACGTCCCTGAGCTTGCCGGGTATGACGATCTGTTCAATCAGAAGTACAAGAAGATCAAGGGGCAGATGAATCTTGTCCCGCAGGATGATCTGTTGGTGTATGCCTGTGGTGATGCTGATGCGGCGAGGAGGGTAAGCCGGCTGGAACGTGCTGAGGTTGTGAAGGACCCGAAGCTTACCCGGTTCTACACCAAGATTCTCCATCCTGCTGTCAGGTCGTATGAGCAGGTAGAGAGGACTGGGGTCCTTGTGGATCTGGACTACTACCTCTCTCTAGAGCAGGAACTGTTGCAGGAGATGGAGTATATACGAAAGGAAGCCTTCAAGATTATTGGTGGGAGAATTCTAGCCAAGCACAAGGAGAACACTAGCCTCACTAAGGCAGCACTGTTGATCGACTATCTCTTCTCTCCCTTGGGGCTTAACCTCAAGCCAAAGCTACATACCCCGAAGGGTCAGATATCTACTACGGCTGACCACCTCGATATGTTTGCCATGCACCCTAAGGCTGAACCGTTCATTGCTCTCTTTCGGCGGTATGCGGTTGCCTCAAAGGTGCTGAGTACCTACGTCCTGAAGAGAAACAAGGAGGGGGTAATTAGCGGTGGATTCCTTTCTCACCTTCGTAATGATGGACGGTTCCATCCTACGTACTTCTTCTACAACGGGGGTGATGATGAGGGTGGGACCATTACCGGAAGACTGTCGGCTCGGGACCCTGCTTTTCAGACTCTGCCCAAACACAATGCGTGGGCAAAGAAGCTTCGTAAGGCATTCATTGCTCCCCCAGGCTACCTGCTGATGTCTCATGACTACTCTCAGGGGGAGTTGAAGATTGCGGCTTGCATTGCCAATGAAGAGAACATGATCGCAGCCTATCGGGAGGGACTAGACCTTCACGCTGTTACGGCTTCTTCCATGGCTGGCTACACCTGGGAGCAGTTCCTTGAGCTACTGAAGACTGATCCGGAGAAGGCTGGCGAGCTTCGGCAGTTGGGTAAGGCCGGCAACTTTGGGTTGATCTACGGGATGTCCCCAGAGGGATTTATTGACTACGCCTTCTTTACCTATGGAGTGAAATTAAGTTCACAGCAGGCTGAGGAGACACACGGGAAGTTCTTTGACACTTACCCCGGTCTTAGGTTGTGGCACATGCGAGCCAAGGAAGCCGGGAGGAAGAACAAGTATGTCCGGTCCCCCCTGGGGAGGGTAAAGCATCTGCCGCACATCGACAGTTACGATTCCATGGTGAGGTCTAAGGCTGAGCGTCAGGCTATCAATGCACCGGTTCAGGGGACCCTCTCTGATCTGTCTTTGTGGGCAACGTCAATCTTCTGGAAAAGGGGATGGCTTAAGGAAGTCCCCGTAATTGGTATGGTGCATGACCAACTTTTGTCTTATGTCCCGGAGGATAAATGGGAGGAGTATGAGCAGAGAAACCGAGAGGTGATGGAGAATCTTCCGTTCAAGGAAATCGGCTGGGCTCCCCAACTGCAATTCACGGTAGACGGTGAAATTGGCAAGAACCTGGGGGAGATGAAGAAGATCAAGAAGTGATTGCTTTCCAAGCCAGACCGGGAGATATATCCTTACCTCATTGAGCAGAGGGACCCGGCATGTCAACAGAAACGCTAATTCCTAAAAGACAAAGCCACGTAACTTTTGGGAGGAAAGTACTCAAAAAAGACACCAAAACTTTGGTTGTCAATAACAATTTGGCGGCAGAGGATGAGTTTCTGTCAAATTATGGTGAAGGATTACTCAATCCTGCCACTGCGGTAATTGCCCCTCCATATACCCTTTCTACTCTTTCTGCCCTGGTTACTCGCAACAACACCCTGGCCCAGTGTATTTCGGCCATGGAAGTGAATATTGACGGCACCGGTCACACCTTCGAATTAATTGACCCTAAATCTGGGGATGATGAGGCAGAGAAAGCCATGTTGACGGCTTTCTTTAACGAGCCTTTCCCGGATGAGTCCTTCATCTCCATTCGTCGCCGAATGCGGTATGACCTGGAGAGTATCGGCGTTGCGTACATGGAAGTGATGCGTAACCTGGAAGGTAAGGTGACGCTCCTTCGATATCTTGATGGGCTGGATATGCGGCTGGTACGTCTGGACGATCCTGTTCAAGTATCTCGCACCATAGATAGGGATGGGGTTCAGTTCGAAGCTATGTACTGGGTCCGTGAACGCAGGTTCATTCAGAAGGTCGGTACCAAGAACATCTTCTTCAAAGAGTTTGGTTCTCAGCGGACCCTGAATCGGAGTACTGGGTTCTGGGCTAAGCCGGGGGAAATGCTTACTCCGGAAGAGACGGCTTCGGAGGTTCTGTACTTCACTTGTCAAAAGGAAGCCAAGTCTCCGTATGGTGTTCCCCGGTGGATCAACCAACTGCCCAGTATCCTGGGGTCCCGTAAAGCTGAGGAATTCAACCTGGAGTTCTTTGACTCAGGTGGTGTCCCCCCGGCTGTTGTCTTTGTCCAGGGTGGCATGTTGACCGAGGATGTGCGGGATCAACTGCAAGCCTTCTTCTCAGGTGCAGCGAAGACCAAGAACCGTATTGCCGTGGTGGAAGTGCAATCAAGTTCAGGCACTCTCGATTCGGCGGGGCAAGTTAAGGTGAATACTGAGCGGTTCGGAGACTTTCGGTCTCAGGACAGCATGTTCCAAGGCTATGACGGCAACTGCGAAGAGCATGTTCGGACTGCCTTCCGTCTGCCCACCCTTTTCCTGGGTAAGGCTACCGACCTGAACTTTGCTACTGCCATGACCAGTTACATGGTGACTGAGGCTCAGGTGTTTGCTCCTGAGCGGTTGGAGTTCGATGAGGTCATTACCAAGAAGCTGCTCCCTGACATTGGGTCAAAGAAGTACAAGTTCGTAAGTAAGCCAGTCAACCTTCGTAACGTCGATCTTCAGTTGCAGGCAATGCAGTTAAGTGCAGATAAGGTTGATGGTGAGGAGTTCGTTGGCAAGATGAATGAGATCACTAGCCTCAATCTCAAGTACAGCAAGGAGGCAGAGGATAAGGCTCGGGAGATGGCAATGGGTCCGAAGGTTCCTGAGAAGGGCGAAGGCACTCAGCCGGGTGGGAAGGCCAATGTCCGGAATGATGTCGAGCCCATGAGAAACAAGGAACCGGATCGGCGGCAGACAGTGCAGAAGAATGAGATCCCCCCGGAGGAGATTTTGGATCTGGTCAACCGGTGGACCGTGGCTGTTGGGCTTGAGCCTGGGGACCTCTCCCACATCGAGAAGCTTGAGACCCTATCTCAGGTTGATGCTCTGCGGGACCCGTACAAGAAGATCTTTGACAACATGCTTGCTGCCAAGGAATTCCGGCTTCTGGGGGCAGACCCCGAAGGCTTGGCTGAGATTGCCGGGTGCTGTAGGGAGCACATGAACTAATGTTCACTGCCGTTCTGAAAGCAGGCAAGGGAAACCCCTACCGGGACCCGAAGACGGGACGCTTCACGTTTGGGCCTGGGGGGCAGGAGTCTGAGGTCTCAGCCATTACTCCCAGGATGGAAGAGGCTATAGCGTCTGCCAGAGATGAGGTATTGAGCTACCAGGATGGCAAGGAACACGGAGTCGTTGTTGGTCCTGACGGCAGACCCTTTTTTGCCAAGGATGGGGAAGCCTCTTCCATTGAATTCACTAAAGATGAGATGGCAATGTTTCCCCGGTGTGTGATGGTACACAATCATCCTTCTGGTGGGTCTCTGTCTATACAGGACATCCTGTTTGCCGGGACTTGTCAGTTAGCTGCCGTAGAGGCTGTTTCCAATGATGGGGTCTATCGGGCTATCCCAAATGCTCCCCTACTAGACCAAACTAACCATCCTTTCATTTATGGGACTCAGAAGTTAGCTGA